TTATTGATTGGTACGCTTCTAAAAAAGAATAGCGAATTGATTTAACATTGATAACAGCCGTGAGGGAAATATATGGCTGCTGAAGATGTTAGAATCGTAAGAATAGTACAAAAAGCTAAAAGTGGGTGCAGTAAATCTTTTAACCAGCTTCTCAAAATGGTAGAGCCGGATTTAAAGAAAATTGCCTCCCACTTTTTCATTTTAGGTGGAGATAGAGAAGATGTTTTACAAGAACTCCGCTTAGGTGTTGTTAAAGCTGTAAACTCATATGATCCAACCAAAGATACAACATTTAAAAACTTCTGTGTCAATCTTGTTTGTAAACGACATTTAGCCACAGCAATTTCTTCAGCTAAAAGAATGAAGAACTCTATATTAAATGATTCTGTTTCTCTTGATGCTCCAATTGTTTTGGGTGATGATGGAAATTTACAAACATTAGCAGATTTTATTCCTGATAGATTAAATCCTTTTGATGAATCCCCAGAAACAAACTTAGTAGAAGACATCATAATCAGAGAAGAATATGAACAAGCTTCTTTACTGTTAAAAGATAAACTTACAGATTTAGAAGAAGATATTTTTATTGAATATGGTTTTAACTCTTCATATAAAGAAATATCTACGGCATTAAATGTTCCTTCAAAATGTGTTGACAATGCACTCACTAGAATTCGCAAAAAAGCAAGTGAAGTATATGTTCAATATTCAATGCAGGAAACTTTTTTAATCCGTCAGAAATCTGAACAAAAGCCTGAACCTAAGCCAGAATAGTAGTTGCATCTATTACTACGATGAAGTAGAATAGATTTATGGAAACTTCAGTTGTTGACGTTGTAATCGGCATGCAATATGGCGATGAAGGCAAGGGTAAAATAGCCAATCAAATGGCTGCATCTGGTGAATATGATTATGTGTTTCGCTTCAATGGTGGAGGAAATGCTGGTCATACAATTTACCTCAACGGAGAGAAAATTGTTACACATTTGGTTCCTTGTGGCATTCTGCATGGCATTCCTAGTGTCATTGGTAATGGTTGTGTTATCAATACGCAAAAATTATTTGACGAACTTGCGTATCTTGAAGGATTTGGATTTGACACAACGCTTTTAAAGATTGCAGAAAACGCACATATAATTACCCAAGAACATATTGACGAAGATTCCAAAGACACTAAGATTGGAACTACACGTACTGGAAATGGCCCTTGTTATAAAGACAAAGTTGGTCGTACAGGTCTTCGTGCTAAAGATGTTCCGGAACTTGCACCATATCTTGTGAATATGCATAGCTTAATTCATTCAGAACCAAAGAAGTTTTTGGCTGAAGGTGCTCAAGGATATTGGCTTGACATTGACTTTGGTGACTATCCTTATGTTACTTCGTCAAACACTGGAGTAGGAGCAGTATTAAATAATGGTTTCAATTTTAAGCAAATTCGGGATGTTGTCGGGGTTATCAAGTGTTATTCTACCTATGTTGGAGCTAAAGGATACCAAAAAGACGACGAGCGATTTGAACAGCTGCGTGAGATTGGTCAAGAATTCGGCGCCACAACAGGACGACCAAGACAAATCGACTGGTTAAATATTGATGAAGTAACTACCGCTTGTCAAATGAATGGTGTTACAAAACTAATCGTTAACAAGATGGATGTTCTTGATCAAATCACAAGTGGCTGGAATTTCTATGAAGGCGGTATACTTAACTCTTGTTCCGATGAAGGGACATTTATGTTAAAGATCATTAACCATATCTCAAAGTTTAATCCAGACATTGAAGTTGAATTTCAGGGGCAGCTACATTGAAAATATCCATAGATACATTCAAAGCAAATAAGATTTTTAAGAAAGCTAAACTTACTTGTAATACTTCGCTTAAGGGCACTGCTGATGCTGAGTTTAATTTTTTTAAAGAAAATGGACTTTTGCATATTCAGACTATCAATGATTACTGTCAACAAATCATTAACACTGAAATTCAACTAGAAGAAGATTTTGAGACTTTTTCTTGTGAAGCTAATTTGACATCTGATTTTGTAGGTATTTATCCAGGCTCAGCATTAAATATGGTTTATTCTCCAGATAACGCAGTGGTTCATCTGGGGGATAAATCTACTAAATGTGTTGCGTTGGCTAATGATGGGAGTGATTTTATTTCATTAAACTTTCTCCCTAAGCCAACAAACTTTACTATAAAATCAAAACTGTTATGGCAAGCTTTAAATCATACAGCCTTTTCCGCATCAAAAGACTCTATGATTAATGCTGTTTCCTTAAGTTTCAGCTCTAACTATCTCACTGCTTATTCTTTTGATGACCGTAGAATATCAAGATACAAAGTTAAAGTTGGAAATGAAGAAGCTGATTATGAGACTTTTTTCATTCCTAAAGAAACTGCAGACATCTTAATTGGTTTATTAGATGATTGTGATATAGAGTTTCAAGCTGGTCAAAGACATATGATGGTTACCTGGAATCAAACCAAACTTATCATGTCTTTAGTACAGATTGATAAAAAATCATACCCTAACTTAAATGGCTTCTTTGAAATTGATGATGAAGCTACATTTACAGTTAACAAGAATGAATTTAAAGAGACAATTAGGCTTTCAGGTCTATTGGTGAAAAACTCATTCATCAATATTCAGTTAAAGAATAATGAACTAATTTTTACTGCATCTGATAAAGACCGTGGTACTCTCCAAAACAAAATGGCTGTGAAAAGTTCTTCTGGAGATGGTATAGTTCAAGTGCTATATAAAGACCTTACTGAAGTTATTAACAAAATCGAAGGAGAAGAACTTGATTTTTCTCTTAAGATTATTGCAGAAGATAAACCTGGATTGTGTATCTCAGAAGGCAATTTTAAGCATATTTTGTTACCGATTGTTGCTAAAGAAAATGAAGAAGACGAATCAGAATCTTGAATCTAATTGGCAAAAAGTCTATGTTTATACGGGGGATGATTTTATCTCCCGTATTTACGTTTTATTTGATGATTGCATAGAAGAGAAGTTTGACACCACTACTTCAATAGCTAAACTTCAAAACACTCTCCAAGGCATTAATCTATTTGGTAGTAAAAGAGTGGTAAAACTATACAATCCTAATGCTGAACAACTTAAAACTATAAATGATATTTTAAATAGTTCCAAGTTGACTATAGATGGTCTTCAGGTTTATTGCTGTAATGACACTCTTGATGGTAGAAGTGGATTTGCTTCTAAGGCTAAAGCTTTCAATAGGATTATGCATTACAGTCATATTGAAGTAAACAAATATAGCTCTAGATTTCAAAACTTTATTAATGATTGGCTATTGGGTAATAAAGTAAATATTGATTATGCTGCTCAAGAATGGCTTAATGAAAACTCCCCAACAGTTAACATCAAAGTTAAAGTTGGTACATCAAAGAAAGATGTCTTAGTTTACGATCTACCAATTATAATCAATGAGTTAAACAAACTTATAGATTTAGATTGCAAAAAAATAACAGTTGATGATCTTCACAAGTTAGATTTTTATTCATCAGAAAAAGATATATTTGCATTTATAGAAAAATGTATGACTGATAATACTGAGGGGATTCTAAAAGGTTTATATTCCTTAAATGAATCACACGGTCACCAAGCAGTATTAATGATTTTTCTTTCTCAGTTGTTCTTCTATCTTGACGTTGCTGGATTATTAGAGCAAAAGATATATGACAATAAAACCATATTAGAAGAGATTTCATTGCAGCCATATATAAAGAAATACCTAGACGATAATTATGAAGAAATCGTCAAGGAAATACCCATAAAATCTATTAACCCAGTTAGACTTGATATCACCAAACAGCAACTTAAAGTTAATAGTGAGCAGATATCAAATAAAATCAATTCAGTGTTGTCTGCGATTATAGATTTACGTAACAGCTTATCTGAAAAAATAGTGTTCCCATATTTAGCTTTATGTTTATCAAAAGATAGGTTGTATTCGCCTATGTCGTATAATATTTATTAAATGATTGATGAACACTACGTATATATAAATTCCTTAGTTGACAATATTAAAGCTGGTCAAAACAAACATCTTCATGAGTTGTTTGCATTTTATAAACCACTTATTTTATCAGCAATAAGAAGATGTTGTAATAAAGAAAAAGCATTGTACTCACATAGAGATGATTTAAATAATGAATCTCTCTTTGTTTTAAAAATGCTAGTAGAAAAATATGACAAAGATTTAAGTTATTTTTCTTATTATTTATCAACTAGAATTGACCATGCACTATTAGCTCACTTTAAATCAATATTCTTATCTAAATTCGAAGAAAGAGATTACGAAGATGTTCATAGTAGTTATGACCCCTTTGACAAAATACTCAATGAGATTATGATAGGGAGTGCTTTAGAAAAACTCAACGAAAAGCAGAGGGAAGCAGTTGAGTTGTATTTCTTTGAAGAGTTGAGCCAAGAAGAGGCAGCACAAAAAATTGGCATCACTCAAGCTTCATTTTCAAAAAGACTTGACAGAGCATTGACAACATTAAGAGGAATTATTGAAGATCCTATATAATGCATGGAATAATTTCGATTACTTTTTTGCAATATATCATTATGTTCTCACAAAAAGCTCTCAAATTTAACTAGAGAGCTTTTTCCATGTTAGGGTGATTTATTTAAATTGGGAGAAAGATGTTGGAAAATAAAAACAACGATGAATTCATTTATAACTGGCGCAACGAATTAAAGCAAAGCCAAGATGGTGCTTTATTAGTTGCAAGTCGTATGGCCTCTAGACTTAAAGATAGCGGATTTGGAAAGAATGATGTTATTGAGCTTTTAGCTGTAGAAAACTTTGACATTGAACTTTGCACCAGAGTTGCTTCTAAGCTTTTTGATGCTGTTGAAACTCCTGTGGCTAAGAAAGTTGAAGTTGCTGTAGTTCCAACCAAGTATGCTGATTGTGCTCCTACAATTGAAAGAAACTTGGAAAAACTAAGTGCTAGAGAATTTACTAAGAAACTTTGCTCAGGCCCATATGCTGTTGTAAAAATTGACAGTAGACAATTCGATTCCTGGGTTAGATTAGCCGAACTTGCAAAGACAAGTTCAAATGCTAAAGCAGCTTTGCACACTGAACTTAAGCCTTGGGTAGAAGAGGCTTTATTAAATTCAGTATTGGTTGCTGAGAAAGAAAAAGGCAATATTGTAACAGCTGATAAGAACAAGCAAGTTTATAAAGTTGCTATGAGAAAGGGTGAAGCCACAGTTGATTTAACCTCTGGAACATCTACTTCTGAAAAGTTTACCCAAGGCAATTATGCAACATTTGGATTAGCAGACGAATATATGGTTTCTGCAGTAAATTCTATTTCACCATATGAAAGACTCAAGAGAGCTTTGAACTCCTAATATCTCTCCAACCTAATTATTTCTAAACCCGTCGATTTCGACGGGTTTAGTTTTCTTTTATAAGGTTAACAAATGGCAGAAGAAAACAACACAGTGGTTAATGCAATAATTCCAGCAAAAGAAAACCTTCCAGCAGAGGCTTTAAGGTATTTTAAAGATTTAAAAGAGACAGATGACCCTATAATTCCTTTGCCTCATGACTCAATGATGGACTTACAATATCCTCAGTTTTTTGAAGCTAGGTGTGCAATTTGTTCTTCACCATTAAGAAATTTAGCTGAACACGTTTTTCTTGAAAGTGGTAAAAAATCTCAATCAGTTATCAAGTTTTTTGAACGTCATTATCATGCAAAGCTTAACTGGTCACAAGTTTCAACTCATATGGATAGCCATTGTGACTTTAAGAAACTTGTTACATCTGGTTTAAAGAATTATGAGCAAAGAGAAGAATTAATTGCTCCTTGGATATTTAGAGAAAATCAACTTGCCCTAACTGCTTTGATGGTTGAACTTGATGATATTCGTGGTATGGATTGTTCTAAAAGTAATGACTTGAAATTAAAACGTGCCGCAATGGTTGAAAAACTTATTGGCAAGATTATGGACCTGAAAGACAGGAGAGATAATCAAGGCGTTTTTGCTTTTAATATTTTTGATATTTTATGGGATTTGCACGAAAAATTTAACAGTGAGTATGACAAAAAGCTAGTCAGAGATCAAATGAAGAGTTTGAGAGACAAGCTTAAGCAAGATAACTAATGAGAAAAAATGCTTCAAAAGCTACATTAACACAAGCTGAAATTAGATCGCAGCTTATCCAACAAGCAAATCAAGCACAAGAAAAATTCAAAGAGTCTGAATATGCTGAAGAATTTGCTGATGAAATTGTACCTAACGTAAGAGCTGAAGTTGCCCCTCCATTACAACCTGAGAAAACAAGATTCAACCCAGACCAAATTGTTGATATTGTAAAATTCATCGAACATCCTTATTTCTGTAATCTTAAGCCATACCCTTTACAAAGACTTATTCTTAAATGCTTCTACATGGGTCAAGAAGGCAACACAGATTTAGTTATCCAAGATATCCCGCAAGAAGAAAGAGTTGGATGTAATGGATGTGTATGGGAATTTGTAAAGAAAAATGAAGAAAAGTCGATTGAAATGTCAAGGCAAAATCGACCATATAAAGCTTCGTTTTCAGTGATTAATTCTCCATGCTTAACTTGTAGCCGTATGGACCAAGATATCGTAAAAGAACGATATGAAAATGAAAAAAATAATGCTACAAACCCTGACTCTTTAAGAAAAGTAGAAGAACTTGAAGAAAGGCCATTTATTGATAACTTTCAAACAGAAATGGATTTGTTTGAATCAGAAGAATTTGACCCAAAATTAAGGGCGCAAATTCTAGATAAATGTACCAAAAGGTTTAAATTTCAAGAACTTGTTTTAGTACTTGGTAGACGTTCTGGAAAATCATTCCTAGTGTCTACCATTGCCTTGTATGAACTTTATAGACTGATTTGCATGGGCCATCCTCAAGCTAGATATGGTTTGATGGAATTTGACTCTATATATCTTTTAAATGTTGCTAGAAATGAAGAACAAGCTAAAAATGCTATCTTCGCTAAAATCAAACAGACAGTCTTAGCTTCTCCATTCTTTCAACCATATATTGGAAAAGATACTGAATTAGAGATGCGGTTTTTTACTGAAAATGACCGTAAAGAAAATGAAAGAAGAGAAACTGTAGGACTTAACTTATTCTCAGGTTCATTAGTACTTAAATGCGGTTCAAGTAGTGCTTCGGGTCTTGTTGGTCTTACTTGTTGGTGTGTAATCATGGACGAAATTGCTGCAATGGCTGGTGATAATCCTGATTCTGGCCTTGACTACGATTTATATAACGACCTAAAACCATCTCTTGCAACATTTGGCCGTGATGGCAAGATGATGATGCTTTCCAACCCTAAAGGTCCAATCGGTTTACTATATGACCTACACGAAAATAGACTAGAAGACCCATCAACTCTTGTAATGAGAGGTCCAACTTGGCTTGTTAACCCTAATATCGATAGAGACTTTCTTGAGTCAGAAAAACTTAAGAATGGTACTGAATATCAAATGCAATATGGGGCTGAGTTTGGCGCATCATCTTCTGATCCAATGTTTACAGAAGATTCGATCAATAGAATGTTTTCTTCTTCTAATATGGTTAAAAGACTAGAACTTGGTCATAGTTGTTATGATTATTTTTGCCATATAGACCCTGCAAGAACTTCAGACTATTATGCTTTAGCAGTTGGTCATTGTGAAATAATGTATGGAACTAATGGTCAAGATGGAAAACCTTTAAGAAGAGTTGTTATTGACCATGTCCATTTCTGGAATCCTAAAACAAAAAATCAACCAGTTTCAGAAACAGAAGTGGAAGATTACATTCTTTATCTCCATCAAAAGTTTAGATTTAAGCAAGTAAGTATTGACCAATGGAACTCTCAATCTTCTGTTATTAAATTGAAAAACATGAGAATTCCAATTGTAGAAAAAACATTTAATAAACAATACAAAGAAACTATCTATACTGAGCTTGCCACTTTGTTAAGAGAAGACAGAATTGATATTTATGATATGTCTGGTGGACTTTACACAGACGCTAGGGGAAATGTATTGCCTTTAGAGGAAATAAAAGAAGCAAAAACTCAATTCTTATTTCTTCAAAAAAAATGGAAAGGGAATAGATTTATCATTGAATCTTTGAAAGGATATAAAGATGATATTTGTGATGCAGTTGCGGCTGTAGCATATGAAGCAATTTTTTCAAAGATAGCTATAGTTTTTCCTAAGTCAAGGTTAATCAATACAGGCACAAGAATAAGATAACAATATTTCTAGTGTTTTGGAGATAATAATGGCCAATCAAAATAAAAATATCAGAACAGCAGCAGGCTTCGGTGGTGTAGGCGGAGCTGGTTCTGGTGCTTGGTCTCCTGGCGGGAGCCCTATTGGCAAAGGTGGTCAAACTCCTGGTAATTTTAACCAGTTTGTTGATGATGCATCTTTTGAGGCAATTATTTCAAGAATTCATCAATATGCACCAGATGAGCCAGAAAGAAATATGGAAGCAAGATTAGTTCCCCAGCATACATTCAAAGAAGATGATGCTGTAAACAATCTTGATATTTTGGATGTGGATGAAAGAAATGCTTTCAAGTTGAGAACCAAGCTACGTGCTCATAAGCACATGTTAGAAAAAGCAGCAACTCAAATGAAAGCTAATCCACATCACGAAAAAATTCAAAACTCTACGATGGAAGAATCTTTAAAAGCTCGTAGAAAATACAAAGATGGTCAAAAGTTTGATTATGAGGATGATGTTCCAGCACAAATCAAACCTGAAAGAGTTCATTATTCTTCAAAATCTAATGAAAGAGTAGCTATAGACTTCAACTACAGAAGAAGAGATCAAATAAACGAAGTTGAACCGGGTGATGCAGATGCTTGGTGGCAGGCTACTAAAAATCAAGTACCTATGGGTAAGGCTCCATTATTAGTAAATGGTGCTGAATTAGATCAATATTTTGATGATTTATTAAAAGAAAATAATCCTAATCCTAGTGGATTATGGAATGAAGAAAACATTCAAAATGAAGAAATAGTTGATCCTGATGCTAAAGCAAATTTTAGCGGAAATAGTTCAGCCAAAAACTATGATAAAAGAAACAACACAACCATGTCTTTAGAGCAGCAACTCCATGGGG